ATCTTTCCTGTGCGGCAGTGCAGTGCGCACATAGCCCGGCACAATGTAAAGTACACCCTTAATTGGATCAGGCAGATTGCTCACACGAGCGTCCTTGCAGCACATGATGGGTACACCGTCTATGTCGTCCACCTTAGACAAGTGTGAGTGTACTTTGACTGAGTTTCCGCTAGGCTCGACGATGCCATAGCCAGTGATGACTATGTCATGAGGGGTAAGGTTGATAAGCTTATTCATTTATTAAGTTTGCAATGATGTTGAGTGCCAGCATGGTTTTGCCGGACTTAGTTTCGCCACCGATGACGACAAAGTCTCCGTATCTGATCGGGCAGATGTTGTCGATAGCGGAGTAGCCGGTTTTGATCCGCATAGATTCGTCATCGCCAGTCTCGTAGCGTGTCAGCGCATTAAGCAAGAGCGCCTTCGTATCCATGACTTTCGGTGGGGCCAGTTCACGGGACAGGCTCTCAACCTTCATCACGACATCACTTAACAGCTCCGGCGTCTGCTGCGTCTGGTCGCCGATAGCCATGAGCGTCTCGTAAGCAACATGCTGCAAGGTGCGACGCTTGGCCGTGGACTTGACTATCTCGATGAGGTCACCAATTGCTGACGCAATCGGCATGAGCGTGTAGAGCTCGCTCAGTTCGTGGAATTGCACCTGAGGCAGTGTCTCGCGCACCTTCTCAAATACGACACGGATCTCCGAGCTGGCGTTGCGGCTCTGCTGCTGCAAAATGATCTCGCATACCCTATGACTGAGCGGATCGAAAATGTCCGCCACCTTGAAGTTCTTCTCCGAGATGTGATGCAAGAACACCTCTGGATGGTTCAGTGCAATCGACGCAATCCCACGTTCAGCCTCGCTCGCGGTTGGCACCACCGTGTCGGGTGGCAACTCTACAGGCTTACGCCTACCAGCTTTCTTGGGTGCTTCCATTTGATGCCATTAAAGTGTCGCGCTTAAGAAGCGTCTTGATTGGCGTACGCACCATTGACGATGCACGGGATAGCCAGCCATTGAGAAAGCGCCCCATGCCGCGAGCGGTCTTGCGCCGGTGAGTGTCAGCTTCGAGCCAGGCGTGAGCCTTTAGTAGCTCCTGCTCCACGGTCTTCTCGCCGTAGATGATGACCAGATCTTTCATCAGGCCGGGAGGCACCTGCCAGTCTTTTCCGTCTTGAGTCTGGAATGTCATGTTGTACATGCTCATCGTCTTGCCTGACTCGGGGCCTTGGCAAAGCTCGTCCACCATTTCTTTAACGGACGTGTACCGCTTACCTGACGACTCGAGTTCTTTGTTCGTGACGATGCACATGGCGTCAGCCAAGTCCTGTGCAGACTGTACCGGCTCAGGCGTCACAGGTGATTCTGGCTCGCTAACGATCTGGCATGGCTCCTCGAGAGGGACGACCAGCTCGACTTTGGTGCCGGATTTGTATGTTATATTGATGCTGATGTTCATAAAATGTGTGCGTTGTGCAGGCGCACCCCTGCTGTGTGCAGAATTACTCAAACTCTTCTTCGTTCGACGTTTCTTGATTTCGCCAAACCTTATGAAGCGTTGTCAACGCAAACTCTAGCGCCTCTGCAAAAACCCTGCACTCTGCGTCTCCTCCAAAAACAATTTCAATAGATTCCACATGCTGTAATTCTGGAAATAAGTTTGTTCTAACATTCATGTCTCCACTGTCACACAGCAAACGGAAAACGGTTCTTCCGCCATGTCCAGAATCCCCGCCCTGTGGACAGTTTGTTCCAATTGATGTTGTTAATGTAGCAAAGTCTTCAAATGTCTTTGTATGTACTTTGATCTTGGGCATATTTTTATTTTAGTTGGCCTAGTCTCTCCCAGTGTCACGCCCATTGACTCTTGGCGGCGTTCCCGATCTCTCGTCAGAGAGTGTTGCAAAAGTATCCATCCCATCCCTGAGCAGCCGGAAGAACAACTCAGCGTTCATCGTGACTAGCCAGGGTGTACGGTTCTTCTTGTGAGCAACGATCCACGGCTTTCCGGCGCCATCACGTTCTGCCTGCTCAGTGGCCTTGATGAGGTTGAGGTTCTCGACAAACTTCACCTCTTGGTGTAGTCCGCGCAGCTCCTCGCACACCACATCCGGGCTGTCGCCACCTCCGGCAAACTGTTGCCCACGACGGGCCGTGAAGCCCGCCGCACGCAACTCGTCGCGCCAGAGGCGTTCGCCTCTACACCCCTTGGCTCGACTGTTTATAGGCATCTCGTTTGACTTGGAGCCAATGGTTAACTTCCTCCATGCTGAACCGCAAACAACGTGCGCTGATGCGGTGATGAGGAATCTTACCTTCACGCGCCCACTTCAGGACTGTCTGAAGGCTGACGTTTGCCATTGCAGCAATGTCTTTAGCTTTTACCATTTGAGATCGTCCTCCTCTAACTCAGGTACTTCTTCCTTCTTTGCAGCCGGTTTAGTCTGCGCTGAGGGGAATGCCTTCGCAAATCCCGCACGATCTGCGGAGATAAACAGGCTGGTGGCAATCGCCTGCAACTGCTCCGGTGTGACCTGCGCCTGTGAGCCAACCCACTCGGCTGCTTTGATCGCTTCAGCCATAAGCTGTGCCGCTTGGAATAGCGCACGCTTGGCATCAGCCACAGTCAGCGACACAGGTGACGAAGCCTGCACAGGCTTGCGTGGGCTGGCAACTGGTGACGCACCGCTTGCGTCGTCGATGATGGCCGCCTTGTCCGTGACCTTGAGCTCGTTCTCGCCGGAGTGCGTGCTAGTCTTAACCGACAGACCATCGAGCCCTTTCTTTCCGGGCTGTGACTTCAGAGTCACCATTTGCCCCTTAAGATCGTTCATCTCGTCGGGGATCCAAAATGAAGCTTTAGCCTCACCTGTGCTGTCCTGAATAACGCAGTTCTGTACGCGCCATTCACCGAATTTGCCCTGCCCAGTGCGGGGAGGATAGACCGTCTTGATTGTTACTCGCATCTCCCCAATGACGGACCCGTCAGCTAGGTTAGCAAGATCTGCAATTGTTGCTACTTTCATTTTTGTTAAGTTTCATCAGCAGACCATCTGCCGAATGCCAGCAACCTACACGTTGCTTTTCTACGCGCAACTACTTTTTTGCACGAATTTCATCATCATCGTCATCATCTTCATCATCACACTCTTCTGACCAAGAATGTTCTAGCACACGCTCTTGGTGCATGAGATGGATGTGGCGATCACGAGCAAAACGGTTGCCCCAACCGGCCTCGTAGCGATCTGTGTTGTCGTTATCAAGTTCGTTCTGCGCCTGCACCAGAATCTCGCCACACTCAAAGTACTCAGACAAAATGTCTTTTGCACGTTGGATGATGGCTTGGCGTTCAGATTCTTGCGGGCTCATAGCTTGTAATGTACCGTGGGGATAATCCTGCCGTCACACGTTTTGTGCAAAAATGTCTGTGCGGCAGCCTTGTTTCGATTAAGGACATTACGCGCCGCAGTTCTGCCCATGTTTAGGCGTTGAGCAATTTGAGTGAGCGTGTACCACCCCGGAGGAGCACACTTTGCGTGCAGAGTTTCGGCAAGCTGCGCGAGCCAGTCTCCCTTTACACGGGGAGCCGGAAGCTTCCGTCTTTTGTTTCTTTTGTCAGCCATACAATTGTCTCATTGTCAGTATATTCACCCCACGCCCAACCTCGACTCCATGCGGTGGTTGCGATTCTATTCTCCGCATAGCCAGCCATTTCGGGATCTCCTAGCCACCCAACAGAGTAGCCAGTCACCCCTTTAATGCGCCGACCTTCAGCGATTTGTACACGGTGAATGTGGCCCATGACAAGCTTGGTGTACCGTCCGTGACACATACGCTCGGCGGAATCCCGCAGCGCATTCTCGCTGTGAAGATAGCCGTGCTGGAAAAGAGCATCGCCTAACCCAACAAAGCCGATCTTGAGCTTGTAGTCGTACACCTTGCATTTAATCGACTTGGCTCTGTCGTGGATCTGGTGATAGACACGAGTCGCCAGCGCCGAGATAATCGCCTTGGGGTGACTCATCAGCGTGACCAGCCGAGCCTCGTGGTTGCCGAGTAGGTAGTGCTGGGGACGTAGTGCTGAGATAAACGCTAGACCGTCGTTCAAGTCAGCCTCAGGATCGACGGCTGAGTCGGCGTTGTCATTAGTGAGTGCGCCGGTGCGCAGACAAGTCATATCGATGGCATCACCCAGATGCAGCACCGCGTCCGGCTTCCACCTATCACGAAAGCGAAGGACTTCCTTGAGTACAGCCCGATCGGCCATGTAGCCGTGGCTGCACGATACCGCAAGGAAGCGTTTCCACTTCCGTGTTATGTTTGCCATAGGCTATTTGCGCTTGCGGGCAGCCTGCTGTTTTGCGGCCTGCTTCTGCACGCTGTAAGCAATAGCAAGTGCTTGCTTCTTTGGCTTACCAGCGCCAAGTTCAGCCTTAAGATTTTGAGTGAATGCTTTGTCGGATGCGGATTTATTCAGAGGCATATGCTTTTTCTTTTGCTCGAATTTGTTGAATGACTTCGCGATACGTTAAATTTGTGGCCTTTTGAATGGCTGTTTTTTCGTCTGCAAAAATACCAGGAACTTGAGTCCCAGTTTTATCAAACAATTTAATCCCGCCATTTGCTGGCTTGATCATTTTGTAACCAAGACTGTTGTCCACCTTAATGAAACTGCCGTTTGGCATTTGTTCATTTGTTGTATTATCTGGCAAAAACGCCATTGCAATACGCTTTTTTTCAAGATCCTCAACGGACTTCTGGTCGTTGTGAATTTCAAATGCATTCATGAACCGTTTAGTCAGCGCAAATTCTTCCGGGGAATCTTTTGGCGCTTTAGGAATAGCCTTTAGTATTTTACGAGCAACTGGCGACTCGTAAAAGCTAGCGACTCGATCGAGCAGCGTTGCGGCGGCGATTGTTTTTGCTGCGCCTTGACCAGCCAATGCTGCCATTGCTGCCATTGGAGCAACTGCCCGCTGCCCCGTGGCCGGATCTGCCTGCAATTCTACAGCAGGTGATGTCAGGCGAAGCATCCGAGTTAACCCTTCAATTTCGTCTTTTTGAAGTGTGTTCTTAAAGAAGATGTTAGAATCCTTTTTAAGTTGATTAAGTCTTTTTTCAACTAAAGCCGCACTAGGTTCTAGCGTGGTTTGATTGATAGAATCGCTCAACGCCTTTTCAAGCATTGCATACTGAGCATTGCGTTTGCCTTCTGGGCTGAGATTGTCATACACCAATTTAACCTCACTCGGCTTGACGCTAAACAACAGCCTCGATGCAGCCTCTGGCTGAACATCTCCCATGTTTAATATATGGCGCAATCCGCTGACGTCTAATTGCCCAGCAGACTCATACAGTTCTGCTGTAGTGGAATCCCATAAGTCAGCTTTCAGATTGTTGTCTTTTAAAAAGTTACGCATGTCATCTTTAATGATGCCGTAAATTTTTGTAGATATTCTTTTAAGCTCATCTTGCTTTATTGCAGCCAAAGATGGATCTTTTGTAATAGCACCAACTTTATCTCTATTTGCATCAACAGATGAAAATGACTGCCCTTGTCTTATTGGTTGTCTATTTATTTCGTTTCCAAACTGATCAAGTAGAACTGGAGGCTTAATAGGCGCACCTGCAATTCCGTCTTTAATTTTTTCCAACTTATCTGTAATTACAATGTGATCAGTTGGGTACTTCTTTTTTAGAGTTTCAATCTCTTTGTCAATTGCAGCAAGCGACTTTTGAACAGAAACTGTTTTAATTGTTTTGTCTGCGTCCTTAATGATTTCATCATTAATCCCTGACAACCGTCTTACATTTGCTGTTCTAGTCGCATTTAAATCTTCTGTAACTTTTGCAAGTGATGCCTGCCCAGGGGTAATTCCCTTATCAGCAAAGAACTTCTCAATCTCCTGATTCCTAAAAGCAATAAGCTCTTGATCCAGTTCTCCGGCAGTTCCAGCTCTAGCAAGCCGTTGAAGCGTTTTTCCTACTGGACCTTTTGGTGGGAATAAATACGAAGTCGGAATCTGTTGCCCCTTGGCTTCCAGCTCCTGCACGCCAAGTGCTGTTTGTTCTGGCGTTAGTCCGGGCGCTCCAGGGTATGTGCCACTTCGCATTGATGCAGCGGCTTGAGTCTTCCCAGCAAGATAAGACCCGCCTGCTCCACCAACCATTCCCGCTCCCATTTCCAGCACAGGGAATATGTACTCCTTCATCCACTCTGGAGCTTGCTTGCCTTCAAGTGCCTGCCTTGTGGCTTCCGATGCCGCTCCACCAGTTGCTCCAGCAACAGCCTGTCTGCCGGGTTGATCCGCAAGCATTCTGCCAACTTCTGCGGCTACACTGCGTTCGCCAGTGGCGGCTTGCGTTAATCCTTTGATTGCAGTTCCAAGTCCCCTAGTTGCTAAAGCTCCAGCCGTGCCACGCGCCATTGCTTCTGTTAATTTAGCTTCTTGCGTTTTACTTTCAGGCAATCCAATGGATGACAGAAACGACTGAATCGTTTGACTTGGTGGGGTATAGTCAGTGCCAAGATATTTATTAAGCACAAGCACTGCTGGGTCACCAAGTACTTGTGTTGCCTCTGCTGCAATTGCCATTAATCCCGCTCCTACTGGAGGCGTAATAAATGGAAGCGCAGTTCCAATTGCAGCGCCCGCCAGTGCAGCAGACGCCGTTGGCCCTGCTCCGCGAATGTATGGTGCAGCAGCCTCTAGCGCGCGCTGAGATAACGATGGAACGCCCTCTTGCTGCGCAGGGACGTACTCATTTAGCGCAGCCGAAATATCTTCGTTTGTTGCGTCATCTGGAAACTCAACGATATTGCCGTCTGGAAGCTGTATTTGTTGTGCCATAAAGTACTAGGGTATTACCCATTTGCCAGCAGCATTGCGATATGCCTTCTTTAAGTTAGGCGCAGCGCTTTGTTGCTGCGGTGCTGCCTCGGTACGCTGAACCGCACCACCAAGCCCAGTTGAAAATGTTGCAGCCGTAGATGGGCGAGGTGCAATTTGTTGCAAGTCGTCATCTTGATATTGTTCTAGTAATTGAAGCCCTGTGTTTTTGCGAACCCAATCCCTTGAAGACATGCGCTCAAATTGATTCAACTCTTCATTACGAGTAGATGAAATTGTATTGTAAGCGCCTTTTGCTTTTTTAATGTAGGCGTCTGGGTTTGCGCTAAATGTATTTTTTAAAACTGGGTCAGTTGTAATTTCCAACCATGTTGTTGGAGAGGTTAAATCTTTTTTGTTAGCAGTTGCCCATGTGAAAATTGTCTGAGCCTCAGGCAATCCAAGAATAATTTCAGCAGGTTGCAGCGCGTCTGTTCCGCCAGTTCCGGCAGATTGAATCATTTTTGGCAAGATTGTAAAAATGCGTTGCAGCTTTTCTTGCGAATCTTTAATTTTATCAGCAGCATCAAGTTCTTTTTTTATGTTTTTAATTACATAATCTTTGTTTGCAAAAGCTGGCAACCGTTCCATTATTTTCTTTGCAGGCTCGGTTTGTTCAAATGCAGGCATTTCTGGAACATCTGCATTCAATACTCTTTTAAGAGCTTTATCTATTGCCTCTTGTTGGCCTGGGTTTGCAAGCATCTGTTGCGCAATATACAACTCTCCAGCAGCTCGCTTTTTTTGCGTATCCAAATATTTCTTTTGATACTCGTCATATACAGATGGCGGTGGAGCTTCCACGCTTTCCTGCGCAGAAGGCTCAACAGGCGCACGCAGATCACGAACACTTGTGTCAGGCGCAGCTTCAGCTACAGGCGAATTAAACGCCTTTAAAATTTGATTAAGCTGTTCAGGTGTATACGGCATAAAAAATTACTGCATGCCAAATTCGTTTATGTCTTTTTGCGTTGGACTTATTCTTCTTGCCTTATAATCTGGCCCGTATTTTTGAATCATAAAAGATTCAAGTTTTCCAACAGCATCTTGCAAGTCAAGTTCAGACCCTGGCATTGGAGCAGGAGTCGCTGGAGAAGGAGTCGCAATTGCGCCCTTAAGACCAGACGCCATTCCAGAGATATCAATTGGCGATTTTTGAGAAGCTTGTATTCTTGCGTAGTCTGGCTCGTTGCGCCGAGCCTGCAACTGCATCTGCCTATCGAACTCTACATTGCCAGCAGCAGCTCGCGATAGCATTGGCAGTGTTTGTTGCAAGTATTGTGCGCCATCAATTGTGCCAAGCGTGTCCTTGTACTTCATCAAGGCGTCAACTTGCTCTTGTTTTACTCCCGGGTACAACGCCTCGCGAACAGCAGGATCTTTAAGCGTTCCTTCTAAAATGCGATTACTTTTGTTTGCCGACTGTACATCCTGAAAGTAAGACCCAATTGCACCAGCGATTGCTTGTTGTGGCATAGCACTACCACCGCCTCCGCCTCCGCCTCCAGCTCCTCCACCCATTGCTCCCATAACTGCACTGTTAATCAAAGAACCCGTAACTCCTCTTCCTAAAGCGCCAGCAGTAGTGCTCAATCCACCAGCAAGCCCTTTAACGTTCGGAGCAACCGACCCTGCACCTGTAAAAGCCCCAAGCGCACCTTTGCCAAAAGTAGATAACCCAGCGCCAAGCCCGCCCGCCATTGCCCCCGGAGCAGCTAAAGCAGCAGCTCCACCTGTAAGTGCCGTTGCTCCAACTAAAATTGCCATATTTTGCAACGCCTTTTTTTTCTGCCGCTTTTGTTCGGCTATAGCATCTTCTCTATTTTCAATGCCAGCCTGCCCCGCTCCCATTCTTGAGTACGCACTGGCAATTTGACTGGCAATTTCTTGCGGGAAATAATCTCCAGCGTTAACTTGTGAAAATCCTTGCATATAAATAACAGGTTAAACAATTTCACCGTTTTCGCGGATGAACGGCACATCCTCGCCAAGCAAATCAAAGACATTCATCCAAAATCCTTCAACTGGCTTAAACACCCAGCCGTGTTTGTTCTGGCCGTAGTACCACTTGGCAAATGACACTAGCGGATCTGCAAACAGTTTAGACACCGTAAACTTAAACAATTTAGACTTGCGCATCAAGGGCACAAACACTTCTGCCAGCTTGTAGTAGCCACGACGATTGCGCGGCGTCACATGCTCGTCTCTGTAGCGGCGTACAACTTCATCCATCACGCCATTCCCGTAGCGAGCTTCTAGCATGATAAAGCAGCATAGGCCTCCTCCTCCTCCTCCTGAAGGTTGGCTTGCTCTTCCTTGTAGGTATGAGGCAGCAAAGTTTGCTTGGTTGCTATACTGACTCATCGTGTTTTGATAAGGCAGCATGTTCAGCCCGGTAATCACAGGATTAGTCGGGTTAGCAATGTTTAGCCCGGCTTGAGCGTACTGATTCTGCGCTTGGTTAGCAGACGTGCCATAAGCGCCCTGTGTTGGCGGCACATTAAAATATGCGGCCATCGCTGGGGCCAGCGCCTGTTGTTGTGTGCCAAGAGTGCTTGCGGCAATGTTAGCCGCATTTGACTGTAGCGTGTTTGCAGCCTGCAAGCGACCAGACTCGGCTTCTCCTCTGGCAAGAGCTTGACCAAACTGTTGGCCCTGAATAGCAGCTTGTTGTTGCTCTCTAGTAGCAGCTTGACCAAACTGTTGGCCTTGTGCGCCTAATTCGTATTGCTCGGCTCCTGCTTGTCTGGCGTATGTCTGTGCCAAAGCTGGCTGATACAAATTGGAAATTGTGCCCATTGCCTGTTGGGCAGCAGCCTGACGCTCACGATACCGTTGGTTTGCGAGCTCTTCCCGATTGAGTACTTCCGAGGTGATTGCCTGCGGGCCAAGAGCCATTCCACGGGCAGCGTAAGCCTCGCGAGCAGCTTGGGTGGCCAGACGTTCTTGTTCTGGCGTTAAAGATCTTCCAAGGGATAGGTCCAAGTTGATTTGCTGCCCAAGACGCCGCGCTCCCTCCTCAACTCCGGGCATTGCGCTCATGTATTGGTTGATAAGATTTTGATTAATCGTGCCAAGATCGGATTGTAGCTGTGGACCTGCAACCTTACCAAGCTCTTGGCCATAGGTTGGCCCTGCTACCTGTTGCTCAAACGCTGTAAGTTGCGGAGCTTGCGTTGCCCGCTGCGCCATCTGTGTGCCAAGTTGACCAAGAGATGCAAGCGTTTGCTCCGCACCCGGCATCTGCTCAAGATATTGCTCTTGATACTGAGGCATCAACTCTTGATACTGCCCCAACTTGCCCCGCTGAATAGCTTGGTTAAAGAGCGTGTCTGCGCGTGCTGCCAGCTCGGCAGTAGGAATGTTGGCAAACTGAGCGTCGTATTGAGCAAGCGTCTGTTGTTCTGCTGCGGTAAGTTCGGGCTTACTGCGAAGCGCACTAACTTCAGGCGTGTCTGTTGCAGCCTGAATGTTCTTGATCATCTGCTCGCGTTGAGCCTGACCTGTGACCTGAGCTAGCTGCGGTGCGTATTGCAGTTCAAGGTTTGCCGCCTCTCCTAAGACGGCCTTCATGGCATCTACGTTCTCTTGTAGAATAGCCTTTGTGTCGGGAGGCTGAAGAGACTTGGCGTATACAGCTAGCTGTCCGATGGTGGGCGTGTCTTTGTCTCCGGGCTTTTTGCCCAAGGCAGCGTAAGCAGTTGTGCTGCCTGTCTTATAAGAGGACTCAAGTAATTTGAGCTTTTCGCCAGCTAAAGCTCTGACTTCAGCAGAATAACTTCCAGAATCAGATATGATTTCTTGTAATCTATTCTTAGAATCTAAATATAAGTTATTCCACTGAGAAAGATATTCTCCGTCCCTTGCTTTTTCTGATTGTAATTTTGGAAGTGCTATTTCGTTAACTTGTTTTAAAAAATTGCGCTGTTTTTCGCCAAGCGTCATTGCAGATTGTTTTTTTACATATTCTGCACTTGGAACCCAACGAGTTCCATCATATGTGTATCCGCCTTGAGTTTGCCCTTCTTTCGGCGTTCCACTAAAAAGGGCGCTATATGGCCCTAAATATGTAGCAAGAGTAGGTTCTGCCATACGATTAATTAGTTAAATGATCCCCAGTGTGCAACTTGGGTTGGGTTATCTTGAAGAGCAACAAAAACAAACTCTTGGGTGCCGCTCGTGGCTGTAGCTGTTACTATGTTTGTGGCAACTGCGCTTGGTTGAAAGTTGATCGTGGCGCTGCCAGAAAATGCCACTTTAAAGTTAAACGTTGCACCATTCTTGCAGGTTCCCGGCAACTTGATTGTCTGCACAGCCGAAGCAGCCAAAGTGTATTTGTAGAACTGTGAGAATGTAGATGTAGTCGTTAATGTCTGCGTAGCGGTTCCAGACAGTGAAGCTGTTGCAAACGATGCTAGCGGCGCAGCAGCGAGGGTGATCGCTCCAGCAGCGTTGGTGACAGTCAGATTGGATCCAGCAGTCAGCGTTGCCTTTGTAAACTGACTGGTAGTCGTGTTGCCGATTAGAAGCTGCCCATTTGTGGCCGGAGATAGAGTTCCGTTTACAGCCTGACTAAGCGTTGCACTTCTTAATGCGCCACCAGTCACGATGGCAATTTGGGCAGATGAAAGCGAATTAACTTGCGAGGTAGCAATTGCAGCTTGATCTGTAATAGATCCCGGCAACAAGGCCGCATTGTCTACATGCGCATTTAAGTTATCAATTGTTACAGTAGGGCTACCTGCTGAATAAGTTGTTCCTTTTTGAATTTGAGCCATAATTACTCCTGACTAATCATCGGACGGCTGGCACTAATAGCATGAACAGTAATTCCTTTCAAGGATGGTCTGCCGTATAAAAAGTTTACAGTAAAGTCCACTGACGACCCCCTCATTGCTACTCTAGGGCGAAGTGTTCCATCTGAGTTTCCAGCAAAGTTGTAGAGCAAAATCTGCTGCGAAGAGTCTGGGTCGTGCGTTGTGGCCGTTAAAGACAACACGTCATTCAATACGTTGCTAAACTGAAACTCTGCGCGGCTGTATCGCTTTTCTGCCAGTGAATTAAATGTAAACTCTCTAGTGCGAACAATAGATGTTATTTGATTAATAACTCCTCCAGAATTTAAGTCTTCAGGCAAATTAAATGGTAATATTGCTCCTTCGCCTCCTTGATAGATATCTCCGTTTTCTCTCTCTCCCTCAAGAAAAATGCCTCCAAACTCTTCAGGAATACTCCCATTAAAGTTGGTCAGAATAAACAACCTACGCTGATATTCATACAGCGAAACAACTAAGTTATCTGCATTTAATCCATGTGGATAAACATCAATGCTTTCCCAGTTTTTATTAAGAAGATTGTATATAAGTATCCTATTGTTCCGACTCTGAATAGGACTTGGATCAATTGCTTCGATAACGGGAACTGCAATGTAAAACCTGTTGTCGTAATAATTAGCAACTGAGTTGGCAACAAGGCTGTAATCAAGATTGTCAAAGAAGTCAGCGATAGGCTCACTTAGTGGCATCGTGTTTCCGATGACTTTAAGATCAAGCTGCGGAGTCAAAAGGTAAACCCCCTTGGCGCTTAAGAACAAAACGTACTGTCCAGCGTTGACGATCGTTCTACGAGCTAGGCACCCAAGCTGGTTGGTAACAACAGTAATTTGGCTTTTACTTGGAACCGTGACATCAAACCTAGGGTCAATGTACGCCAGATTGATTGAGTTCCGCATGAACACCAAGAACTGGTTCTCGATCCATGGCAGGAATCCAACGATTGAATCGTTTCCTCCTTGGTTGATCAAAAAATCGTTTAACTGAAGGTCAAACTGCTCAGACAAGATGTCGCTAACAAAGATCTGCTGGTTTGCTCCCTTAATGACTAATCTGTTCTGAAAGTAGATCCCAAAGTCCGCCGGCGGAACAGATACAGTCAAAAATGTAAGTGCAGTGCCACTGCTTGGATTTGTGTACTTCTGAGATGCCACACTAAACGTCAGTGTGTTTGAGTCCCAGATTAGCGGAGGCTTGCCGCGCACTGTAGTGAACCCTGTAAGGGCTGTGTTGGCCGTAAATAAAACTCCAGTTGTATTTGTGAACTGGTATGTAAACGTGCTTGCCCCGGTTGCCGTGATGACATAATTGCCATCAAGTGCCGATTGAGTCCTAAATGTGCTCGATCGTATAGTGACCTCGTTGCCGGTAGAGTAGCCGTGCGGAGCAGTCGTCGTAACAGTAATCGTACCGGTAGCGCCAATGCCAATATCTGGGTTAGTGACGCTTGCCGTAAAGATAGTAGAGTCAGCCTGTCCTCGGAAGATATACAACTTATTCAGAGCCTGCACAGCATCTGCTACACCGCCAGCCGCTATGGTTCTTGATGTTGGAAAGTTGTAGGGTCCAAGCAGTACAGCGGCTGAACCAGCCTGAGTAGGCCGATATAGATACATGCTGCCTGTAAAGATCAGCACAATGTTATCCCGACCAGCAGAGTCAATCCAAACGGCGGACCCCACCATTGTCAAATCATCAAGGTCGGTACTTGTAAGTCGCTGACAGCCCTTTCTTGGCTGTGCAATCCCCCTCTGTAGCCTTACATTCTGAGCAGCCTGAAGAATCCCTTGCGGCAAGTTTGCAGGGTCAAGCCTACTGGCAAAGCCAATATAGCTGTTGTCGGATTCAGCTTGTGGTTGTGACGGCATTAAGAAATAAGCTTACTCAACTTGTCCACAATGCGCTGAAGATCGTCACGCAGCTCGATCATGCGCTCGTTGTGCATGTCTTCACCTTCTTCTTCGCCCATGTCATCTTCATACTCACCTTCTTCTTCACCATAGCCGCATTCAGAGCAGCAGCCGTTCTCTTCCAAAGGAGACTCGCACTCAGGGCAGGACTTCTTTCTGGATCCCATAGGACTTCCAAGAATCATCAATAAAGTTTTAGCATCAGTTTTAGGCATATAGTTAGGCGATTAAAGATTGTCCTTTCCCCCGGCGAACACACAGGTCAGCAAGAGCGTAAGGAGTATTGTACTCAAAATGAGGCGCATCATAAAGTTTCTTGAAGTTGCCGCCCCATCTAAGGTTGTGCTTTGCGCACAGCGTGGAGACGTGTTTATGCATAAGATCCGCTGTCCTTTTGTCAGCGGGTGTCCCGTCATCCATGTACACGTTACCTTTGAAAACTCCGCAGTCGATGGCAAGTCCGAAGTTGTGCATGGATGAACCTGGCTTGGCGTTGGTGACGATTGGCCCAGGTGATGTGCGCCCCTTGGCGTATAGCACCGCTTGATCTTCCCAAGAGCGAAGACCAGAGATTGCTTTGTAATCCAAGCCTTCCTTTGCCACCAACTCTTTAGCTTCCAGCAAAAACTCCGTAAATGCATCCTGAACTTCAGGAAGCAGGCTCTTAATGTGTTTTGCTGACCGCTCGTCAATCACCGTTTCTCGTTGCGGATAACGTCGATCGTTCCAAGGATGGTTAGCGCGGCGGCACCAACAGCATCGACGTGGCCAGTCTTTACGCCGAATCCAGCTAGAACCCATTTAAGAAGCCCGAGCCAAGTAGATGGTTGCTTGAGATACTCTTTCATATTAGTCGTTGAGTTGAGCGATTCGTTCCCAAAGTTTGAGCCTGTCTTGCTCGCACTCGGAGATCTTCACTTCTAGTTTGTTTAGTTTACTGTGCAAATAATACAGCGCCAGCGCCAGCAAAGATACCGTCAGGCCTTGTTCAAATATGTGGTTCAAAACCTTTGTAATGAACTCGTCCATACTTACTTCTTTTTAGCTGTCTTGGCTGATTGTCTAAATGCCTTTGCAGTTGGCGCACCCTTGCTGCCGGGTTTACGCATCTTCTCCTTGCTGCCAGCAGCGATCCGCTCGCGTTTGGCGTGGATGTTTGAGTAGAGTCCCTTCTTCATAAAGTTAGCACTTCCAGCGTCTCATGCTTGCCTTGGCCCGTTCAGCCGGGCCTTTGGCCTTGGCAACAACTCCAGCCATTCTAGCACAGAATGACTTCTTGCGGCCAGCATCAGCCTTTGTCTTTGGATTAGGTGCAGGAGCCTTGAGGTTGCTGCCTGTGGCTCGGTTGTACTTGGCTCGACCTTTGGCTGTAAGCCCTGCGCCTTTAGACACAGGCAGCTTCTCGCCTCGGCCAACTGCTAAGGATACGGATTTTCTAGGCATTAGTAAAAATATGTTGTGATAATTGCTGCTCCAGCGCCGCCAGTTCCGCCTGCGCCTGAGTTTCCAACACTGTCCAATGCTGCTCCGCCACCTGCTCCTCCACCGCCGGGGAATCCACCATTCCCGCCAGCGCCTGCATTGCCAGTGATTGAAGAGCCGCCAGATCCACCACCAGACGCACCACATGGTGTGCCAGTTGTGGGCAATGCAACCATTGAAGTTCCATTTCCTCCACTTCCGTTAATGCTCCCCCCCGCGCCGCCTGCATAGTTCAACAATGGAAATCTTCCGCCTGCTGCGCCAGTACTTGCTACGTCAGCACTAGTAATTCCAGCGCCTGCTGCGCCACCTCCGCTTGCTTGCGTGCAAGTTGTTCCTGTCGTGGATGGAGTCCCGTTGACACCATTAGCTCCAGTAGTACTTGCTCCCCCTCCTGTATTTCCTCCAACACCTCCTCCGCCTGCGTTTCCTGTTGTATTAGTTCCACCAGATCCTCCATTTCCACCAAAAAGCGATACATGGGAACCAAACGATGTAGTTCCGCCTTGGCCTCCAGCTAGTCCATTAGTGCTGTTTGTGGCCATTGATGCTCCAGCGGTTCCGCCTGCACCAATAGTGACCGTCTCGGTTGCTCCCAAAATTGATGCATCGAGAATGCTGTCGTAGTAAGCCCCAGACCCTCCACCACCTCCGCCGCACCTGATTGTTGCAGCAGCTCCTTTTCTTCCTGATGCGCCTCCGCCTCCTCCGCTCCAAAGCTGAACCCGAACTCGCTTTGCTCCGGCTGGCTTTGTCCACGTTGCTGTTCCTACAGTTGGAAAAGTCTGAACATTTTGGGATGTAAACGCGATGCTCGAAGCAGCAGTCAACCTACCTTGAGCATCTACAGTTAACGCGGCAATTTGCGTAGAAGACCCGTAAGATCCAGCCGTAACTGATGTATCTGCCAAAGATAAAGTTCTGTCTGCCGTCAGGTCACCACCACCAGACAACCCAGTTCCGGCAGAGATTGTCCTCGCCGTAGACACGCCGCCAAGGTTGGTTAGTGAGGTTGATGCACTAGCAACATCAGACAGATTGTTTGCAGATAACAGTGCTCCAGCAGCCGTCGTAAGTCCGCCTACATTGATTGTCCACGCACTGTACGAGCCTGATCCAGTATGCTGCGTAACATCTACTACAAGCGTTGTACCTGAGTAAGACGACACAAGACCGTGCATATGGTTGCTTGCGTCAAAGACAATTGTGCAATCTTGGGTTGGCGTGTAGCTTAATCCGGGTTCAACCGTAAATGTCTTTGTGCCATTACCAATAGTATTTGTGCTAGTAGACGTTGTCAGGTAACGATCTCCCGAGTTGGACATCACAAACGCAGTTGTGGCTACTTGCGTCGTGCTAGTGTGAGCAGCAGCAGTTGGAGCCGTGGGCGTGCCAGTAAAAGCAGGAGATTCTAACGGAGCAGCGCCAAGCGCAGCTAGTGCACTTACAGCGTCTGTCGATCCTGTCCCGCCGTTTCCGATAGCAATAATAGCACTTGTAGCAAACGCGCCAATCGATGCTGGAGTGATTGCAGCAATCTGAGTGGAGGTTAATGATTGAACTTGCGTGCTGTTAATGAATGCAGATAGTTGCGAAGTAAACGCAATACCTTGGATGTCTGTTGTTGTGGCGTATCCACTAAGCTGATCAGTCGTTGCAAACGCAGACAACTGCGAAGTAACCGCAATCCCTTGAATATCCGTCGTAGTTGCGTAGCCAGAAAGCTGTGCGCTAGAAAATGCTCCAGCAGCACTTGTCTGAATGGAGCCGTCGCCAAACTTAATCCCGCCGGAATCCACAGCTAGAGCAGTGACTGCATCTGGAGTTGCTCCAATCCCCACTCGGCCAGAAGCAGAGATAACAAATGCAGTTGTGTCCGGGCTGGTTTCATCTTCAACTCGGAAGGCTTCACCAATGCCAGTCTGCGTGATTGACACGGCAGCAGTAGTGCTAGCAGCAGAAAACGAGGCCGCTTTACCTGTTCCGTTTTGCTGAACCGTAAGCGCGTTTACCGTTCCGCCAACGCCAATAGTTTGAGTCTGATTAAACGTGTTTGCTTGAGTAAGTCCGGCAACTCCTACTGCTACGCCTGTGCTTGGAGAAAACGTAAGCTTACTTTGGTTGCTAACCCAAACGTCTCCAGCAATTGAAGTGGATGGTGCTGCAACTCCGGGAAGAGCGCCTCCAATGTTAGCTTTAGCCTGTGCTGTGGTTGCCGCCATGATAAGGCGACCATCCATCGTGGACCCAGCTTTCAGCACATAAGCGGACAACTGAGCCGTGTCTAAAGCTGGCACTTGAGCTGAAGTAATCCCGCCTAATGCAGCAAGTGCGCTAGGTGCGTCTGTGGCTCCAGTGCCGCCATTGCCAATGCCAATGATTGCGCTTGTAGCAAAAGCTCCAATAGAAGCTGGCGTGATAGCCGCTATCTGCGCGGATGCTAGTGATTGAACTTGAGCACTGTTAGTGAACCCACTGATCTGGTCAGTAGTCGCAAAGCCGGAAAGCTGTGAGGTAACTGCAATGCCAACAATCTGAGCCGTTGTGGCAAACCCGGATGCAGCATCCGTAGACAGTGCGCCAATAGAAGCAGGAGTAATTGCAGCAATTTGTGCCGACGTGATTGCTTCAACCTGTGCCGTGTTTGTAAGCCCGCTAATTTGGTCAGTAGTTGCAAATCCAGACAGTTGAGCTGTCGTAGCAAGGCCGGAGATCTGGCTGGTAGTTGCTAGTCCAGCTACAACAAGCGATTGAGTCGCGGTCTTAGTCGTGCCGCCTTGGTTAAGAACAACGATATCAGCCGGGTTAACAACGGCTGCTGATGGAAGTGCAGAGATTTTGATGTCGGCCATACAATTAACTAATTAAAACCCAAGAAACAGAAGATTCATCCCAGCTATACTTATTGCCGTCAGATGGATATGCCACAGGCGGCTGCCAAGTGCAAGTCTGTTCATCTAGCACCCAAGATGGATACGGCTGGGGCGCATAAAAAGCGTCACGCACTTCATCGTACACATAGCCAATGCCAGCGTAATTTTTGCGAAGCGGACGACCCTGGGGATGTTGGCCTGCATAAGTGTTGTAACTTGTCTGTATCCAAATTCCAGGCAACACGCCAAGATCAATAAAGTCTTGTTCGGCAACAATGACTTGTTTGACTATGCCATCTTCAACTTGAGCAAAATGGGCCATGTTAAGTAGAAAAAGTTCCAGATGAATTAAATGTGTGATATGTATACCCGCCAGATTGAGTTATTGTTCCGCCAGTAGCTCTTGGTGTGCCAAGATATCTAATTACAACAACTCCAGATCCGCCAGATCCTGCCAAACCATATCCTGGAACTGCAAATCCAACTCCGCCGCCAGATCCTGTATTTATTGTTCCATTTCCAGCAACATACGTTGGAATAGTGTCAGAATTTGCTCCTCTACCTCCTCCGCCTGCACCTCCAGCACCACTAAGTGCTCCACCAGCATTAATCCATCTACTTCCCCCACCTCCGCCAGCTCGCGTAACTCCATCTAACCATGTTAATCCATCTCCACCTTTAGCTGTGGTTGCCCCTGTGGCTCCTGCCTGACCTGCGCCGCCTCCTCCCCCCATTTGTGCATCTCCTGGGCCATTTGCTCCATCAAATCCCTGTCCCGCAATTCCAGTTCCAACTGCAGATATATAATGTGATCCACCGCCAGAGCCACCATTTAACCCGCCTCCACCACCGCCTGTTGCTGACACTTCTAAACCAGAAGAAATTGAACTTGATGTTCCATTTCCTCCAGTGTTTACAGCCGGAGGAGTGCCTCCAGCGCCAACTGTTACAATGTAATTAAAAGGATATCTAGCTGTATAAGATCCAGACACATAACCGCCAGCTCCACCTGCGCCATTTCCCCAATAAAAACCCGGAGAAGCATTAGCCCCAGACCCACCACCAGCAATTACAAGATAATCTAATACTAATGAAAAGTTTAAACTGGAAAAAAATGTATTTTTAGAAGAAAACAACATATTTTAATAAGTAAAGTTTTGAATAAATGAGCCATACCAATTTACTCCGTCAGAAGTAAATGAAAGAATATCCATTTTTCCAAGTGCTGCTGTAATTGTTGGAGCCACTTCAGATGCCCATTTAACTCCTGTAAACGTAGCTGTTGTTGCAGTGCCAGTGGCAGGCTGCTTAAGGTACACTGCAAACGACTTTCCAACTCCAACTGCTGGCATTGTGAATGTGCAAGGTGTCGCAGATGTAAGCGTTGCCGTAATAACCGTGCCTGCCGTAATGGCTAGCGTTGCCGTTGCTCCAACCGTTCCCTGCGCAACAGTGCCCTCCGTATAGCCGTTGATTGTAGGTGCAGCAATTGTCGGAGATGTGGAAAATACAAGTGTTCCAGTTCCACTTTCGTCAGTTACAGCAGAAAGAAGATTTGCGCTTGATGGAGTTTGTAAAAATGTAGATACGCCAGTTCCAAGCGAACCAACTTGAGTAACACTAATTCCAGTTATTTGTGCGGAAGTAATTCCCGTGCTAATTTGAGCTGCTGATAACCCAACAATTTGCGCTGATGTTAATCCTGTCCCAACTCTGGCAGAAGCAAGTGTTCCAGTGGTAATATTAGTAGCGTTTGTTGTGTCCGTTGTAGCCGATGTTGCAAGCCCGCTAATTTTAGCTACTGGAAGTGTATTGATTTGCGCTGATGTAATACCTGTTCCAACTTGTGCAGCAGATAAACCTGTTATTTGCGCTGATGTGATACCTGTGGCAATTTTGGTTGCTGGAAGCGTATTAATCTGAGCAGACGTAATTCCAGTTCCAACCTGAGCGGCAGATAAGCCTGTGATTTGCGCTGACGTAATGCCAGTGGCAACTTGAGCTGCGCTTATTCCTGCAATTTGCGCAGATGTAATACCAGTTCCTACCTGCGCTGCTGTTATACCTGTAACTTGCGCAGATGTGATGCCAGATCCTACTTGCGAAGCAGAAAGTCCCGTTACCTGTGCCGACGTAATCCCACTTGAAACCTGTGCTGCTGAAATGCCAGAAATCTGAGAAGATGCCAGCACCGAGATTCTTGCAGAGCTTAGTGTGCCAGTAATAATGTTGCCAGCATTAGTCGTGTCACTGGTGGCAGAAGCAGCCAACCCACTTACGGCGGCAGCAGGAATGGCTATAGCAGCCTCGGTTGCGCCAGTAATAATTCCATTTGTATCTACCGTAAACTGAGCAACACGCTCAGGATGACCGTAAGATCCAGAAACAACTCCGCTTGGAGAAAGTGATTGTATTGCCTGCGTCTCAAGGGCCGTCACTCGACCGTAAGCGTCAACTGTGATAACTGCTGACTGCGTGCTTGATCCTGCTGTGATTGCAGGCACGCCAGTAGTAGACAACTCAAGCTGTAGCGCCCCAGAATAAGTTACAGGGCTGTTTGAAATTGCCAGCGTGGAAGATGTTGCGCCGACAGATACAACCGTTCCTCCAGCAGTCCCAGATATGCCAACATTCGTGGCATTTGTGATCTGACCTTTGTCGTTAACCGTAAACTGCGCCACACTGATAGCTGTTCCAAATGTGCCTGCCGAAACTCCAGTTGTTTCAAGCGCAATAATGCTGCTACTGGACAATGGTCCTCCGCCTACAAGCCCCGCCCCGGCAGTAATACTAATTGCGCTAAGTTGCGATACGGTTAACGCTTGGACTTGTGCGCTGTCTTGAAATGCTGCTAATTGAGCTGTGTTTGCAATCCCAACAACTTGAGCAGTTGTGGCAAAACCAGAAGCGGCTTCCGTTGGCAAGGCTCCAATAGACGCGGGAGTAATGGCTGCGATTTGACCAGAAGCAAGCGCAAGAACTTGTTCGCTGTTTTGGTAAGCAGCCGATTGCGTCAGAAGCGTGTACGCAGACAATTGAGCGGTCACTAGCGACGGCACCACAGCAGAGGTAATCCCACCAAGTGCATCCAGTGCAGCCACTGCTGTAGTCGCTCCTGTGCCACCTTGCACAATCGCAGCCGGAGCGCTCGAAGTAAGCGCAGGCTGTGCGCCAAGTGCGGCAACCGCAGACGTAGCGTCCACCGATCCTGTGCCACCAAGCGAAACTGGAACAACAGGCAGCCTGGCTACACCAAGAGTGCCGCTGACAATCTCTGATGCGTTGAGCGTTTTAACCTGCGAGACTTCACACTTTTTAGTGTCTCCAGCCTGAACAAGTACAAGTGTGTCTGTTAAGCCAACCGTTGAGGCCGAGGCTAAGTCTGTAATTCTGATGCCCATAATTAACCAGTGGTGATGCGTTCGCTTGCTTCGTTGTTAAGATAGTCTCCTGACTCAGTCAATATTCGATCTTCTAATACAGGAGTTGGATTGTACGCTTGTTTGCGAAATCTAAAAGTGTGTTTATCGCCCTTTACTCCAATACGAGCAACAATCTTTACCCCCGGCGCGGCCTCAGTCCCGTTTCTTCGTGTAAGGAATTTGCCAATCATACTAGTAAGTGTAAGCCATGTTCAGCTTTTGATTCTGACCCTGCTGTCTAATCAACACGTCAATTTGCTGCTGCACAGCCATCTCGGCCAGTTGATCCAACGCCACAGCTTCATCTGCTCTGCCTTCAGACTTTAAGAAATCTGCGCTCACTCCATTAACCAAGTAGTCTTTAAACCGATATGGAATGGTTACTCTTTGCCAAAATAAACTTTGAGGTTCTGGATCACTTGCTGTTGGAGAAATGCAGTTCCAAAAATCTCCAGCAGTTCCAGATGTTATAGAAAATGAACTATAACTAGAAGATCCCTGAAGCGTGTCGTAGTATACTTGAGCTTTCTCAAAATAAACTTGGCCAAAATTAAATTCTACTCCAAAAAGTCTTTCTGCGTTCATCCTATATTGGATGTACTTTTCTCCATTTTGCAGAAAGTTTAAATAAGTGGTTTCTTCCTTTTGGGGATTGGTTAAATCCTCAACCATAAAGTCTACTGGCACAGATCGAGTAGTAATTCTTGGATCTACATTCCATGCAGACAAGCCCTGTAATGAATTTGTTGGAAGCTCAACAATTCTTTTGGGGTTTTTCTCAAAAACAATCGTAGTTGTCAGCTTGCCATTCGGTCCTTGATATAGCGGAAAACTAACAGTTGATCCGTATGGCAGCGAAATAACAACTTGATAAATATAATTTCCTATTTCGTCTTGTGCAGTTTCATAATCAGACATCGACTTAATGTCTGCTACACTTTCAAGTTGCCCATTAAAATTGTAGTAAAATGGGTTCTGAAAACTAATTGCTGTAGATGCTATGGTATCAAGACGAAAGGCGTCGTTTGAAAAATCTTCAGCGTAGATTCTTGGAAAGTTAGTGTCTAAAGTAAGCCGCAAATCTTGAGTGTTTGCCGAGGTCTGCACCCATAGATCAATGTTATTTTCCGTGGTAAGAATATCGTCAAGTTCCGTTGTCAGTGGCGGCAAATCAATAAACTCAATTGACTGAATCGGATTGCCGGGGAAGGTGCGCAAAAACCTATTGGTGTCCGGCCATTCCTCGCGATCCCAGATCGTGCCAATGCGACGTGACGTGAAGTCGCGAATAGCCCCAAAGCTCTTTTCATTTAGCGTTGTGCGGTCTAGCCCAATAAGCTGACAGACTTCTGCAAGGATATCGCTAAATGGGACTGTCTTCATGCGTAAACGGTGCGGGATCTTACGTTAGTGGATGGAACCCAACCTACACTAATTTCTTTTGTACCACCAGAATTAACTTTGCACTGAGGATTATCTCTCCAGAATTCAGCAAGAAACTTTTCGTCATCCCAACATTGGTATCCGAGCTTCTGCCCCCAAAAGTGGTACGCTTGTCCAGGAATGCTGCCAACCTTCTGGCCAATGCCATCAATCGACTTGTGGCGCATCTTTGTAAACTTGGCAGAGTTCTTGGAGTCAATCTCCGCTTGAATACGATTCATTTGCCAGCCGCGACGGAACTCAGCTTCCATTGCAGGAATTAGACTAGGGTCGATATCAATCATAAAATGGTGCTCTCACTCTCCGAGCAGTCACACCACTCGTCGTCTGGGAATTCCCAGACCATGCATTCCGTTACACAGAATGGCAGGTGTCGCAAAATTATCTCTGTCTCTCCAGAGTGTCACGCCTAGCGGGCTTCCGGCGTTCGATCCGTCCTAGTATACTGCGGGAACGGTCACATACACCACTTCGAGAAACGCAACCTCAGTCGCGTAATGGCAGGTGTCGCTCAGAAGGCCTACGAGCTGAAGTCAAACTTGCCAAGACCCAATGGGTTCCCGACAACAAGACCGCAGACGGCTTCTACGACGCGAGCAGGACCGCCACCGAAGTCAGGCAGCGATTGCACAGCGGCTACGTTTCCGCCGTAGCGGACTTCGATCAAGTCCATGTTCAGGACAAGACCCTTGTACGGGGTAACCGTCCACGAGCCGGAGCTGATCGTGCCGAGGAACACCGTGGGGTGGAGCTTAACCGTACCGAAGTCACCTTGGAACACGTCCACGGACTGGATGTAGGTCTCAGCAGCAGCGTCACGCTGGAAGGTCTGCACCTTGGTTGCGCCAGCAGCCAGAACTCCACTGGTGGATGTCGTGGTCAACTGAGTCGTGCCAAGCAGGCTGGTGAACGCACGCTTGAGGTCGGTGCCAACGATGGCATCGAACGAGCGGTACTGGCCAGTCTGGTTGTAGATGCTCTTGAGCAAGCCCTGCACTGCCGTGTCAGTCAACCCGCTGGATGCACCAGTGAGGATTGAGTCGGAAGGAGTGCGGAACTGTGAAGGAATGTCGCCAACGGTAGGCGTCCCGGTTCCTGCGGTGCTGATCCAAGTCTGGATCCCAGCCGTAAGGTAAGGAACGGAGCCGTTGTCCTGCTGTGCAGTCTGGTTCGAGCAGAGAGTCGTCTCAATCGAACGCTTGCACTGAAGGATGGACTTGCTGACGTTATACGCCAGTTCGTCGCGCACGCCTGCCACCTGAGCAATGTCAGTAGACAGCTTGGACACACGCACAGCAGGCATACGGAATACCTGAGCGTAGTTGGCCAGCTCGGCGCGATAGCCCACGTCCCAGTTGGTGTACGAGCTAACGTCCGTGCCGTCAACCGTGCCGCCCACTTGGGGAGCAGGATTGCTGTCTGCCTGCCAGCGGAAAAACATGTTTCCGGGCTTGCTGCCCTTACGGGCCATCGACGTGAACGGCGTGTCTTTTGCATCGACAAGCGCAATCATGTCCATCAGGTCTTCGCGTTTACCGCGACCGCTAAGATTAGGTTCAGTTAGAAGTGCCATAATACTAAATAAGTTGAGTTGGGTTGTTGAATTGAAGGGGCTTACACAAACCCCATTGCTTTTACTAGGTCACTCAATCCATCTCTGCTTGAAGGATCCTTAAGGAAGGACTTCTGTGCGCGAGAAGAGTCATCTTTATCAACTTTAGGAGGAGCTTTGACGCTTGGCTGTGCTGGCGCTCGTTTGATTGGTGCGGCTTTAGCCTTTCCAGAATCTCGTTCTGCAAAAACCTTTAGCCCTTCAATCAATGCGGCAACCAGATGCATATGATCCGGGCGGCGCTTTACTTCAGGGAAATCACGCAGCACTTGCTGGGCGACCCTGTATTCTTCGCTTTCCGGCTTACGCATCCAAGGATGTTTGGCTGCTAGCACTGGCTCTATTTGAGACTTTTGGTTCAAATATTGAAGCCTGGCCGGCAGTTCAATTTCCTTTCTACGTCTAGCCAGCTTTCGCATGTCGCGAACCTGTAGGTTGTCTAATTCAATCTGATTACCTTGCGGGTCAGTAATTACACCACCATCAGGATTATCTTCGCACCAATCCAACACATATAATGCTCGCTGAAGTTCGGAATTTACTTCCTCGACGGAACCAAGTGCCTCTACAGCGTCAGATACGGTTGGCGCACTGGTTTGTGGAACAGACTTTAATGCCTGCAACTCACGCTCCATTTGCGCTAATCTGGCTTCTCTCTCTTCAAGTTGCGCCTGAGCGGCCTTCTTCGCAGCAACTAACTTGTTGATACGCTTCTGTACGCCTCGGCTCAAAGAACTCTCTTCAGGCTCACCTTCTTCATCGGTGGACTGATCGGCTTCCGCTTGAGCTTTGACTTCAGGTTCAGCTTCCGCTGTCTCTTCCGTCTCGACCTCAGGTTCCGCCTGCTGCTCCTCTTTGGCTGGAGCCGCCTCCTCCTCGTTTAGGAAATTAGATTTAACAAAATCAGCTAGGCTGTATTCGTCAATCTTTCCGAGGTTATTTGCAACGGGTGTACTGTCTGCCTCCTGACTCCCGGCGTCAGGCTGTGTGTTTGTGTTATTCATGCTATAACGGTAGCAAGCCCTTTTTAATTCAATCCAGTAACGCTGGAAGGTCCGTTAGTGGCGTTATGCCAAATCTTTTTCAGGAGTCAAGCCATTTAATTGTCTAGCCTCTTGTCTGATATTTATCAAAGATGATATAACATAGTTAACAGCATCAGCTTGCCCACATAGATGCACTCTATCTTCTCCCTTGGAAGATTGACCAATAGCCTGAAGCGTTAATGCTGTCTGAATTTCGTTTAAATGCAGCAAAAGCTCGCTCCAAAGTAAGTTTTTCCCTGAAAATCCAAAAGCTGTTTTTTGATTATCTGTCATACGTTAGAATTGTAGCGGTTGTCAACTTGCACAAGCGCCGGAATTAACTGTGCGCTTTTTTCAAGAAAGTTTAATTTTGATTTTATTCTTTCGCCAAAATCGTACCTTTCAAGTTTTTCTGGATTGTCCATAAAATATGGAATTAGCCGAATGTCCGATCTAATGTTTTTTACTTGAGTTCTAAGCGCCCTTTTTGCTTCTTCCGTAAATCCAGACATTGTTTTTTCTGGATCTTGCGATTGCGCTAAATTTACAATAAATGACTTAAACTCATTTGGGCTTTCAAACCTTTTTCCAGTCATTGCGAACTGTTCTCTTTGCACTTTTGCAAGTCCAGTTGGGATATGCTCATTTGTTGCCATATATCCCTCATCCTCAGTATCTTTGTCTAAAAAATTTATTTGCCTATCTAATGAATGAAACGCCTCATGCTCGGCAACATCTCTAAACACTTGCGGCGCATTTTCCGGCAAGAGATAATCAGCAGTTTGAGCTTTTGTTCCATACCCTGCATAATGCCTTCTTGCATTAGAAAGAGAAGATATTGTTTTTTGAATCTCTGGTGGCGGCTGAAGCACCATTCTTTTTTCGTCGTGCGAATATCCAGAAAAAGAATCTTGAGTAACTGGAATTTGCTGTCTGATTAAATTATAATACTCAGGATTAACAATTACCCTTGGAGCCTGTTGCTGTGCAAGCTGTTCAGCGTATTGAGATGCAGCATTAAGCTGAGAACTTACATCTTTTCCATAATATGGGGCAGCAGTTTCTAGTGGAGTTATTTTTACATTTTGAGGAAATGAAGCGGTAGCCTGTGCTGCATATTCCATTAAATCCTGATAATTTTTAACACGATTGCGCTCTGCTTCCTCTTTTTTTCTTTGTTCAAAAAAAGATTTAACGGCATCTGATGTTAATTGAAATATAGACTTGTCAGCCATATTACTGTTGCGCTTGTTGCGCCACTGGAGTTACGCCAATCCGGCCAATCTGCGCGTTCTGCTGTTGCATAATCGACATTTGCAAGCTCTTAACGTAGTTCTCAAACAGCGCCTTAAAGTTCTCGTCTTGTTGCAGCGCAGCTTGAGCCTTGGGGTTGGACTGCATAATCTGCTGTGTGTACTGCAACTTGGTCTGCGCTGTAGGATCGTTCTCTTGGTAGAGAGCCTCGTTGCCAAGCAGCATGTTGCCGATGTCAGACTGCACATCCTTAAACATTTGCTTGCTTGCATCCTGCGGATTAAGAATCAAGTCTTTCGCTACCTCTGGAGCAATCGCCTGAATCATCATCTCGGTGAGCTTGTTCCTGTTTAGAACTCCACCAGTGTCGAGTTGAGCAACCTTGGTAAGAAAGTCGATCTTCTGCGCAATGTAGTCCTTATCCAAGTCCATCACGTCAAACTTGACCGTAAGATCAAATTCGTTGTGGATCTCAGACAAGCTCTGCGGCAACTGTCCGCCAGTGATACGCTGTATCTCCGCAGGAGACATGTACTGGCAACACAAGCTAAACATCTGCCTGAAGATCGTCCTCCAAGTAAGCAGCCAAGTGTTCACAATCATCTGCTGACTAAGCTGCGTCTTACGTTGGTCTACACCAGAATTAAGCGTGCCAAAGTAAGCTGCGTGACTTGCCTCAACGCGGTTAATCAAATTAAACGCCACACTAGGCTCGCGAGCCGGTGGGTCCATGAACGTGTAGTCAGACGGATTTACGACAGGTAACTGGACTCCGGGGCCAACTCGATTGATGGCGCCAATCCGTTTGACGACTTTAATGGGAGGAAGAGTCGAGAAGGCAGTATGATCCCGGATGGAATCGTGTTGCGCCTTAACTTCATCCTGATCCGTGTGAGCAAGCTCAGGGACACCGCGAGTATCAGTAATAGCGCGGCGAATGCACTCACGACGGAACTCCACAAACGGATACTCTCCGTGCGCGTAATCGAGTCTTTCATGGATAGCATACGAGATTTGTTCCTTCCGGTGATCGACTGCCGCCTGTGGACAGATAACCGTGTAGTAAATACACGGAGCCTTGCCATCCAAGCTCTTAGTGTAGCAGTACACCACCTCAATCATGTTCTGGTAGTTGAGCCCGTTGTATACAAGAAGCTCAGTGCTTGGCAGGATGTTCGTGTTGTACATCGTGCTGCTCTTACCAGCCATCTGCACAGCCAACTCCACCCAGTCTTTGTTCCAGCCTTCTGTGGTGATCTTCTCGCGAATCTCCACTTCAGACATCCACGTCCGTCGAAAAATTACACGGGATCGTTGCAAGTCCGCTGTCTCAGGCGGAACAAGAACTTCATCCCAAGGCTTAAGAGCAATAATCTCAGGAAGGTTTTTGCTAACGTATTCTTCATCTCTAGTCGTAGCTCCAGTTTCAGCCAATTCCTTGACCATTCGCTTTGCGTCAGTGGCAGTTAAATTCGGGATAGTTGCTTCAAGAATAGCCGCAGCCTCATCAGACTGCTGCATGATCAAGTCTGGCAACTGCATGAGCGTTGGACTCTGTGACTGCTGCGCCAAAGCAACAATCTCATTCATCGTCACCGGCTGTTCACGCTTGCTGATGTTCTGTCTCCAGCCAATAAAAAAAGCTGTCCACCCGTACTGGAAAGCGTACTGCGCCCCAAGCTCAGCTTCACGTCGAAGCTCCAGCGGCATCTTGCTGTCGCGAATCCAGTGCAAAAGTGTCGTGGCAATTCCGCTGACCGTCATGTCGTTCATGTCGATGCCACTCGTGCGAATGGTTGCACGCTCAAAGGCAGTTACCAACAGCGACGAAAGCTCGTTACAGGTAGAGTCGATCAAACGATTGCGAACGTCGCTGGCTCCTTCAAACGGCCAGGCTGGGTCACCTTCGTTACGCAAATTACTATGCTTTTTCCCGTCATCACTTTGCCCGGCCCACCGAGCAAAACGCACATCATCGAATTTCGTCGTCAGGTTACCCTGCGTCGAGTTAATCATTGCGCGATTGTACTCACTTAACAAATCCCCTACGTCAGGGACGGCTGTTGCTATCGCTAAAGGATCTGAAGAAGCTGAATACATAAATAATAAAAGTTCAATAGGAACCGCATTTAGCCATTTGCTTCATCTGCTTTTCCCATTGTTCGCCTCCAAAATATTGTGGCTGCATTACCACCATATACCCTAAGGCGTCAATTGGATCTTTACTAGCACCTTTTTGTCCATCTTGTCCAGTCCATTCCTTTAAGCTGTATATTAAGTTCTGGCAAGACTCGTGAACCATTAGTTTTGGATGATTTACACCTTTTACCATTGGATTTTCTACATTCCATGACAAAAGATCATTGATAATCATCACACGCTCCTCAATTGGCATGGCAGCCGCAGGAGTAAACATAAGCGGATTATCAGTCTGATAAAGCAAGTCCAACACTGTAATGCCGCCGTCCTTGGTGATCGTCTCCGTTCCAGCCGTCCTTGGGTCAATCCAACGGTCCACGATCATCTCACGCTTGTCTCCAGCCGTCTCCAGGCTCCAGATCAAGTCAGTATACTCGTTCACACCCCTTCCTGCTCCAGCCTTCTGTGCCGGGCCAGCCCGACCATCCGCCTTGTCACTAGGAAGCGCCCATTCCCCATAGCTTTGATCCGGCCATTCCCGGTAGACCCATAGTATACCGTGCTTGTCTACTCTAGCCCAGAGCATAAACCAGTTACGCGCACCCGCCGGGTCAATAGCCATGTAGTTGCTACCCTCTGGAATAACCTCTTCCGCGTCACCTTTCCATAGGTTATGGTCGCCAAACATGGGAAATTCGGAGCCAGCCGTCTGATCTGCCCAACCGTAAGCGCGGATCTTAATGTCGTGGCTGGATCTGCCAGAAAGCTCCTGCTTCATGCGCTCCCAGTTGTTGTACGGGTTAAGTTCCGTATGATACCAAATGCAGGCATGTCTGCCATACAAGTTCTCCGCTTGATATGGCATCTCACCCTTGGGGACGGTTAGAACATTGTTATTGGGTAATAATGGAGATTTGCGGGTAGCCGTCACCTTGGTGCTGTTGATGTACTCCTTCACAACCTGGGTGTACCCTTGCACCGGCGTAAAAGTAACAATCAGCTTCCCAGACCTAGTCACCAGACGGTAGCGCAGGGTGTCGAGCCAGTTCTGCGGGACAAGTTCATCGCACCAGACGTAGTCCACCTCGCCACCCTCGACGACCTTGATGTCCTGGGCGTAATTAAGGAACCAGATCTGGTTGCCCATGTACACCGCCGTATTGTCGCTAAACCCGTTCTTCTGGCTAAAACTAATCTGCGTATGATTAGTACGTTTAATATTTCGTATCTCAGGCGGTAGGTACTTATAGAAGACGTTCTGCTGGGCAGACACACTTGTCATGTGGTTAGTGTGAAAGCACCAGATGCGGATGTTGCGCTTGTTGTAGCGTTCCTTTACCCAAGACGGCGCTTGTCCATTAAGGTCAGTCCCTACAAAAGCCTGGGCCATCCGTTTGGCAGCGTACTCAGTCTTGCCACTTCTGTTCCCCCCAAGGACGACGATCTCGTTAAAGCGGTCTAGCAGCTTATCTGCATCGGGCCAGTGCGGCAGCTCGTGGCCATAGCGCATCGGATCGTTCTGCTCAGCCTTAATCTTGTTCTCCCGCATGAGGAAAAGATCGAGCACCTTCTCCGGGCCAATGTTCTCGATCATCTCCAGCCGCTGCCGCTTGTTCGGTGCCGGGAGCGTTGGATGTTCCTCCAGCTTGTAGGCTAAAACTTTCTCAATAATTTCCTGATTTTCTTCATTCATACAGTTGACTTTCCCTGAAGATGCTCTAAATTCCTTGTGTCGTCAAATAAACGACCGTGTACCTTCTGCGCCACCTGAAACATCGGACGCACGAGCGACTAAATGGTTCCAACTATTCCTCTTGAGTTGGATTAAACATCTGCTTCGGCTTCAAAGTTGCAGAGTGCTGACAGTCACGCCTACGAGAAGGGCAAGAGTTTCCTGAACGGGTAGCCATCACTCACGACTGTAATTGCGAAACGAAACGACGACACTTATACGGATCGTTAATCTCATTTTTGTATAGTACTCCCCCAAGATAGGCAGTAATGCTGAGTCTTGGGGGTACTATGCTCACTCGCAACTCTCCTTGCCGGATTGTTTATCTCCTCCGGTGAGCAGCGTTAGCTGCGAGAGTGAGCATCTGGGCGAAGCCTAGTGCGAACGGCAACACAAAACAAGAGTTTAAGATAAAGCTTAACTTTAACTACTCAGTAAAAAGTAAGCTCTAGCTTAAGAACAGATAATCCAAAGTATAGCCAACTCAAACGTGTTAAGTGGCGTATACTCGGCGCTTACCAAGCTTAACACACACTTAAGCGCGATATGCAGCATATAACCTGCGCTTAATGCGAATATAAGCGACTTAAACTTACTCTTAAGCCGATCAAGCGTGTCATATACTGCCAACTTGTCTTTGAGCGTCACCTTATGCATATAGTCTTGTTCTTAACCCGAATCTTCTGTCCTTTGCGAAAGTTAAACCCTCTAGCACCCACAAACACTTTGTCAGCCATATCAGTCTTAACCCAACGACTGTTCGGATATAACATGACAATTGTCTGTTCCGTAACCTCATCACTTACGGACAACTGCTGCGGCTCTGTCACAGGTGTCACCTGTACCACCGGCACAAGCTCCTCCACAGGCTGCTCCTGCTCGGCCACATCACAAGCCAGCGTGCCATCCAACAGGTCACTGCGATAGATACGGCGCACACCGCGAAACGCCTTCCGCTCGATGTAATCCACGTCCTGCTTGTACGACATAGGCCGATACGCCGGGCCTAAGTGCTGCTTAACCGTTTTCTCGCTTAGTGTGTACTTGGTCATAGTACGAACGACGGTACACTGGGTCGGCCAATTACACAAGCAAGGTGTAGCGTAGCATGGCGACGGGTGCACGAGCCGAGTGCGAAGGGGGCCAGTTGGCGAAAAAAAGTCTGAGGGGGGCTATGCGTCGCTGTCGTCGCCAGTCAGCCAGGCGCGACCCCCTCCCCCCCTGCCTCCGGTTTTGGCACGTCAAAATGCACTCCAACAGAGTAAATCCCCACTCTATATGATATGTGTTGTAAACTGTTATGGCCAACGTGTTCAGCCGCAGCCGCTTGCAAGGGTCGGTCAAACGAGAGGTGACGGGATGGTCCGTTTGATGCTCGGAAAGGCCACATTTGACGTGCCGGAACGGGCTGCAGAGTGCGAGCTGCGAGGCTGCCGCGAGCGCGCGCGGTCGTTGCTTGTGGCGTGGGGGCCGTAACGCATTTACTTCGTACACGAACTATCTCCACCGCACGCACGCACGCACGCACTGCGCAGCACGTCCCACAGTCGCGCCTCTCGTGCACTCACCGAGCCGCACTCACTCGCACGCACGCACTAATCTTTGCCCATCGTTACTTTTTTGTTGCTATCGTATCACGCAACGCTATGGTTGCCCGCGTCAGTCCAACCTCAACCACACTACAACACATGATCACCTACCGTCACATCCCTCTGTGTCCAACCTGTAAATCATACCATCTTAATGATATAGCGTCACACTTCGAGCTGTGGGGCGACTACATGGACCCCAGCGGCATCGATACCGAGTCGCAGTTCGAAGCTCGTGGCTTTGAACAGAATATGAACGCGCTGCTTAACTGCGGCATGGAAGACGATTGCGTAAACGCCTAACACTGCCAAACTTATGAACCTATCCGATATGAACACACTAGAACACATTGCATATGTGCGCCTTGCACTGCAATTCTTTGCAGCAGGCTGTTTTTTGCTAGCCGCAACCCTTTTGCTGTCAGCCATTAAAGACGCCAGCAAATAACACTCAGCAACCTAACACACTACAAAAAAACACACTTATGAATGCACACAAATCCCATTGCCTCCACACTATCGGCCGCGGCATCTATCGTCGCGCCCATCTGCTAGGATTATCTTTGCCAAGCGGCTTCAAGCGTCGCGAATTGCTAGGCATTAGCAACGATGCAAAGACTGTTAAGGGGGAAAGCTTCGGTTTTCTTACGGGTATCTTATACCTTTCCCCTTTGGACCTCGGCGGCTTTGGCAACCTTTGCCCCTTTGCTTCACCGGGTTGCTCTGCCGATTGCCTTAACTCGGCCGGCCGGGGCGCTTTCAATTCGGTGCAAAAGGCAAGGCGCGCTAAAACCGCCCTTTTCTTCAAGGCTAACGCAACCTTCCTTTGTAACTTAGCCTTAGACATTCACGCCCTACAGTTGAAAGCGCTTAAGCTTGGGCTGCGGCCGGTAGTACGTCTAAACGGGACCAGTGATATTGCCTGGGAAAAGCTGAAGTTGAACAACATTAACTTAATGGAACTTTTTCCACGGGTTGCGTTCTATGATTACACAAAGAATCCCAAGCGCGCGCTTGATAATGCGGCCGGGAAACACCCAAAAAACTACCGTTTGGTGTTTTCACGCTCTGAAACTAATCAAGCCGATTGCAAGCGGGTTCTTGAGGCGCGCGGTAACGTGGCGGTTGTGTTTCGGAAAACACTGCCGAAGCGGTACCTTGGCAAACGGGTTATAGTCGGCGATGAATCCGACCTTCGCTTTTTGGACCCGAAAGGTTGCGTTGTCGGATTAACCGCGAAGGGTAAAGCAAAGCGATCCACATCCGGGTTTGTAGTTTCCATCTAATCTTATGAAAAGAATTTCCCTCTCTCACGCTATCTCGCAACTACATCCCATCGTAGCGCGCTTGCACGTGTCCGACACCTATACCAGCGCTTTTCGGTACGTTCGAAGCCGATTCAAGCCAGCTTTTTGGCAAACGCTTTCTAGGGCCAATAGACGCACGCTTTACAAGGCAACAGTCCGGCTTCACTCGGAAAACCGCGCGCTTTATAGGAACGTAATACGCGGTATGGTTTAACCTACGCACACAAACGCCCCTAGGTTTCGCGCCTAGGGGCTTTCCTTTGCCCTAATTCCGCCCAACTCCGCGCGCCTCTCGCGCTACCCTACGCAGGCTCTCGAGCAACGTCGACAGTTGTTCGGCCAACATCCTTTCCCGCTTATGTGACATTTCATACATCTCCCGCCAACGCGCGGCATCACTCGCATAAAACTCGGCCTCCTCCTCTAGGGCTTCGCAGTCTTCGCACATCGTAATTCGTTCTCTAGCAACGCGATCCGAACGTGCTGCGCTTGTATGATGCGCCAATACCGCTCGGTCAGATCGCGCAGGTCGTGTACCTCATTGGCCAAATCAATCCCGTTCG